CCGTTGTATAAACCAATATAAATATCATTGTCGCTACTAACGGGGCGATATCCCAGTCTAGTTCCGTTATAAGAGTCTATATCAAAATTAGATGTATAAACTGCATAACCCTTAACAACGTGAACATCCGATAAGAATCCATCTGCGCCGTATATGTTAGTGCTATACATGTCATCGCCAATAGCGAAACCAGATCCACCGTTAACATAACTGTTAGTATCCGCAGTAGACGCTATTTCTTTTCCATTCTTATATACTTTTGATACGCCACTAGAACGAACAAGAGCAAAATGATTCCATTCATATGGTTCCCAAGCATTTGGTATAGCAAACAAGTTAACAACAGGAGACGAATTGACCTGAACAAGTAGCTGTTTAGACACACCACCATTGGCGTATATACGAAGTGCATTTTCTGCGTTGTCCCCATCATAACTGGACACAATAGTGTTATAACTACTTGATGCGGTGTCACCACCGTTATAATACCAAAATTCTATCGTAAAATCATCCGTACCGAAATCCATAATATCGGTAGATGTTGTATATACCTTTCCACCTGTAAAGATGTACTTAGACCACCCCTGCTTCCATCTATGCCACTCGTCTTTATTAGGGAAGGGACTTTCCCCAACAACTTGCATCAACCCCGTACCCGACAAGGTAATAGCATGTTCATAAGAGCTAGTATCTTCGTGTCTTTTTGTACTGCATGTATGCAACACAGTATTAGCAGTTATAGGCAAAGGCTCATTGTTGTCTGTACTAGGTACTACTGCCTCTCCTTTTATCAGACGAACATTAGACAATTTTGAATTAGGAACGTAATAAGTTGTAGTAGTGGTGGAGTTACCAATACCTAAAGTGCTAGTCGCATTTAAATTTGTAGAACTGGTGCCTGTAGCAACTTGAACACCATCACGATAAATTGTTACGTCAGTTCCACTGCGTGTTATTGTGATGCGGTACCATTGTCCAAGATTGACTGTAGTGCCAGACTCAGTAGCGATTGCTGTGGTTTCATTAAAGAAAACAATATTACCATCGCCATTACCAGTTTGAACTGCCCACTGACCTATTCCAGAGTACCCCTTAGCTATAATCGTCTGATAGCTAGTTTTATATAGCATGTTAATATAAAAGTCTATCGTGAAATCGCCAGTTCCAAACTGAAGGCTAGCGTCATCAGCAATCGTGTAGTATTCCCCGCCAGCAGTACTTGAAGAAAATTCTACTGACCAGTTATATTTATCTTTTGACCACGGGGTAAAGTTACTTGCGTATACAGAACTTGTGTTAATAAATGTAATTGCGTTGTGGTTAGCACCTACACTATCAAACTCGTAAAAATAACTAGGAAAAAAGTAATCAAAGTCAAATCCACCTGAACGAAAATGACAAGCTACATTTTGATAATAGGGATCTGTGCCGTACTTATGTGGCCAATCACTGCCATACTCTGCAGTAGCAACTTCATTAAGTGTATGTGTTCCGCTATTGTTGTATCGTGTAGGAAAACGTGCCATGTGTTAATTACCTAAATTATATTCCCATACCGCATCTGTACCGTACCCAATCAAATACATTTTTAAGCCGTCTTCACGCACATAAATACCCGTAAGTTGAGCTTCAGAAGGATGCTCATATTTTTTGGAGGTCCATTTGGCTGTAGTTATGTCCCACGGAGTTTCTAAATAGAACTGGTAGACCCAATCATCAGTGGTAGTCATGAAAAGATGTCTACCATTCTTATCAAAGAAAATGCCATAAGGTCTTTGAGACTCTACATCAGTAGTAAGATAGTTTTGTACGTATGTAGCTGTTGATACATCCCACGGGGTACTCAGAGTGTACTGATCAATATTATCGTTGGTTAATTCAACAACATACATGTCTGTGCCATTATTAGGATTGATAAAGACATCCCAGAGTGTTACTGAATTTGCAGTCAAAGCAACAGAACTGGAATCATAAGAAGCAGTAGATACATCCCATGCGGTGGATAACGAGTACTGAAATACCTTGTTAGTGGTCTGATCTGCTACATACATTTTTGTGCCATCGTACTTAAAATGTACTGCACGTGGCACTAAGCTTTGAGAGGAAACACTAAAATTTCGAGAATAAGAAGCTGTGGATACATCCCATGCGGTAGACAAGTTATATTCATTGATGTCGTCACCGCTAGAACCCGTCACATACATTTTAGTACCATCAGGTTTAAAATACACACCTGTAGGAGCGGCTTCTTGAGATAAAACTGAAAAATTTTGAACGTAACTTTGCGTAGACAAGTCCCACGCACCATCACTGTACTTGTACAAGTCAACAGGCCACAACCCATCACTCTTATACTTCGCTACCTGACGGAGTGACCACTTACCTGTTGCGTTTGTTGTTGTAGGATGTCCTGCCATATTCTAAAACTCTGCTGTTCCTGAGCCTGTAGAACCCGTTGGAAATTCTTTTGCGGTTCCTGCGTAAGCAATAATTCGGACTGCACCATCTGCTCCTGCGGATGCAATCCCTGTATTACTGTCCCAAGAGCCGCCACCGCCACCGCCGGGAAAGCCACCTGCACCGCCTTGAGAGCCTGAAGATTTTGAACCGTTACCCGCAGAGCCATCCTGAATAGTTGTAGATAAACTAAACAGATTAGCTCCACCACCTCCGCCGCCAGTAGTATCGTTTTGACCCGCACCACCGTCACCGCCGCCGTTGTTGCCAACTCCTGCAGTTTGAGAAGCACCACCTGCTCCACCTGATCCGTTTCCTAGACCGTCTTGTCCTGATGTGTAAGCACCAATTGTTGAATAAGAATTAGAGCCATTACCGCCACGGTCATTGTAGCCACCTGCGCCACCGCCACCGCCTCCGCCGTTAAAACCGGACCCGCCTCCGCCACCTGCGCCGCCGCCAGTTGTTACGCCACTCGGTGTGTTACTGTGAGAAAAAGTAGATGGGCTTGCACCCGGGACTGCCCCATAAGGCGAACCGCCGTCGCCACCACCGGAAGTTAGTACATAACTACCAATTGTAATAGTGGAGTCTTCGCCATCTTCGGCTTTAGTGTTTTTTCCATTTGCCGCTGTGCCCCCTGCGCCGACAACAACAGAGATAGTGCTGATTCCCGAAACAGGAACTGAGTTTGCAAAAGCTAGTGCACCACCTGCACCACCTCCGCCACCTCCGTCACCAGAGTTACCATCGTCACCTGCGCCACCTGCACCAACAGCTACAACAGAAACATGCGTTGCCTGTGCTGGAATGGTGTAAGTGTAACTACCGGGAGTTGTGTAAACTTCATCCTCAAACGCAAATACACCGGGCCAATCATCTACATACTCTGCGTCACGGGATTGATTTAAACTCCAAATGCCCGATGCGGAATCAGACGAATACACAGTCATTAACTAATCTCTTCGTAGCTACAAATTGCTTCTACATCAGATACGGCATTAGCAGTCAACCGCAGTGCATCACCCTCTTCTAAGTAGATTGCCTTAGTCAACACGTCAATCGTTGCGTCAGCAGGAACTACGAGAGTTTTAGCGATATGATACGCAGTAGATGATCTGAACAAATCAATCGTAACATCTGCGTTGTTATTACCGTCTACGTTAGATACGTAAAGAGCATTTACCTTGAATACTTTACCACTAGATGCAGGGTTTGTTACGATTGCAGTAGCAGATGTACCAACAGCTTGTACTGCTGTTTTGCCGGTAATGGTGCTTACGTTTACAACATTAGGTGCGGCCATTGTTATCCTCCAAATACGATAGCCATAGCGATGGCTTTACCAGTTGATGCAGTTGCATCTAATTGAGTTTGGACATTGGATGTCACTCCGTCCATGTAGTTAAGTTCTGTTGCCGTAGCAGTCAAGCCTAAGTTTGTAAGCGCAATGTCAGAGTCATTAAGATCAGACAGATTATTAGATACTTGCAAGAAGCTTGTTGCGGAGAGTGTAGCGGCAGTTCCTAATCCTAAGTTAGTGCGAGCAGTAGCCGCATCGCTTACGTCAGATAGGTTATTGGATATTTGTGTATAACGAGCGTCTGACTGTACCTTACTGTAAAAGTCAGGAAGTTGAAATGTTCCGTAAGCAACAATATTAACTGCATCTCCTGCGGAGGCGGCTTCTGTTAATGTAATAGATGTTCCGTTAGTTGCAGTAAAGTCAACACCATCAACCATCTTTGATCCATTCAAGAAGACATCAATATAATCTACTGAATAGGTTGCGTTAAATACTGTCTGACCTTCTGTAGCAGTGTAATTCTGCTCCTCGTATATGCCGTTAACAGGTGTTCTAATTTCTGACCAAGAAGAGCCATCATATACATTAAGGTAGTTTGTTGTTGTGTCAAAATACAAAGCACCTGCTATTAATGCATCGCCGTCATTATCTAGTGATGGGGCAGAGGACTTTGATCCTAGATACCTGTCATCAAACTGATCATATGCACTCTCAGCGGCTGTTTGCGCAGTCTGAGCGGCAGTAGCTGAGTTAGCGGCGGCTGTTGCACTATTAGCCGCATTTGTTTCACTCGTAGCGGCGGCAGTAGCAGATGCTTCAGCAGACGTTGCTGAACCTAAAATGCTATCAACATAAGCCTTGGTAGCGGCATCTTGAGCACTTGATGGATCAACGACATTGTTAATTAAGTTTGTGCCCATATCAATGGCACCTGACATTGTTCCGCCAGTCAGGGCTAATTTGAGCGCATCAGCAGTATCTACATACGTCTTTGTTGTCGCATCTGAGCCAACAGTTGGAGTAGCCAGACCTGTTACTTTATAACCGCCCATTGTGATCGCACCAGTCATGGTACCACCAGCTAATGGTAACTTAGTTGCGATACTATTACTTAGTGTTGTATATGCATTCGCATCATCATTCAATGCGGCGGCAAGTTCGTTCAGTGTGTCTAAGTTAGCAGGTGCTGAATCAATTAGGTTAGATACTGCTGTGTCAACGTAGGATTTAGTAGCGGCATCACTTGCATTACTTGGAGTGGACAATCCAGTAATAGTACCAGCGGTGCCTGAATTCATATCCAAAGTACCACTAACATTTAAATTGGCGAAACTAGCTGTAGTATAAAATAATGAACTACCGATAGCATTACCAAGTAGTGTACCCGATACTGTCCCAGTTACATTACCAACCAAGTTACCTGTGAACTGTCCGCCCGATGCAGTAATGTTGTTCGCTAATACTGTTCCAGCAGTTACTGTAGTGAAGTCACCAGTTGATGGTGTTGTATCACCTACTGGTGTCCCATCAATTGTACCCCCATCAATGTTAACAGTAGACCCTAAGTCTGCAGAACCTGTAACCGTGAGGCCGGTGAATGTACCATTAGCGGCGGTAGTAGCACCAATGACTGTTCCATCAATCGTGCCGCCTGTGATTGTCACTGCGGCAGAGATGAGGGCATCTAAGTTAGCAGTACCGTCAATGTAGAGATTTTTGAACTCAGCACCAGATGCACCAAGGTCAATGTCGTCATCTGTGACAGGGACGATAGCTCCGTCTTGGATGCGAACCTGCTCTACTGCGGCACCGCCGACTTCTGCGTAGATGGAGACACGATTATTAACAGAATCAACGAGTACTTTGTTGTACTGGTCAGCGTCAGAAATCAAAGAGATGAGGGAACCTTCACCTGTTGATCCGTCGTGGGCGTGTCCTGACGATGCACTAAACGCATCACGTAGTGCATTGTATTCAGCATTTATCGGTGCGGCTTTTACGACTGCGCCACTGATAATGTCTGCGGCGGATTGTCTAATGTATCCAGCCATTAGCGTCTATCTCCTAGTCCGAACAACAAAACAAAGCCTTGGATGTTATGGCTTGGGTTTGTGTCGTTTGTTACAAATTTAAGACTTGCGGATGTTCCTGATCCAGCTACATATGTTTTTAATACTGGCGATGGGTTACCACTAAATACCGCTCCGCCATCAAACAATGCCTCATTGTAGTATGCGGCAGTGTCACGAATTGTTAGGTCATACCCCGCTGGGTTAGTCACATATGGATCTTCATAATCAAACACAAGCGACATTGCAATATCTACATTTCCTTCTGACCTGAGATATGTAGATACTTTATGAAAGTTTTTACGCAACTCAGGATCACCCATGTGATAAAACGGAGTTTGAAAAAGACTGAATATATCAACAGTATCAAAATCCGATCCCTGCTCTTGGCGATGCACCTTACCGTTTGAATCGCCATGAAGAACATATTCGTATTGACCAATGTAACCAGAATCTGCGCATGTAGCAGATATACCCAGTAATTGACCAAACTCAAATCCCATTGATCCGTCTTGTCTTTGACGCATTGCTCCAATGATTCCAGTACCATCACTAGCACTGAAGAACATTCTGAACTGGGACTTACTACGAATGACTACAGAATCAAGATTATCTAAGTCTTCTTGTATCTGCACGTCGGTTACCACGTTTTGTATTGCTTTAGATATAGTTTCTAATTCAACATCACCAATCCGGTCAGTACCTGAGATAGGGCGTAGTCCATCTGGACCCATGAACAAAAGATCACCACCGATCTCAATAACTGAATCAGATGCCATGCACCCAATGTCGTCTGTTACTTCAATCAATGTGAAGTCAGCAATAGTATTACCTACTAACTTCTTAATATTGTTGGTGCCGAAAATGTACAACTCGTCTCTGAACTTTTTAAGTTGTACTACTTCAAAACCTACATTAATAGATCCAGCACCATTTGCAGGTGAGAAGTCCGTTTCATTAAAAGGCGCAGAAAAATGAAGTACAAAAGGATCTGCGGAATCGCCGCCGAAGAAAATATTAGACTTAAACTCTGTCGCATATTTAGGGTCAGCAGGGGCATTAGCATGTGTTATCTGGGTATATGTAGTCCCATCATAGTACGCCGCAGGGTTAACGCCATCAGTAAGAAGTATTCTTGGCTCCGACCAATTATACCGGAACATACGAACTTTGTTAACGCCAGTCATTGTTGGGGAGCCTGCTGTAGTAATTGCTACCCAAGCTGATGTTGCATCATCCCAATAGTGAAAGTAGTTGTTGCCTGATGTTGGTTTTCTACAAGCAAAGATTCCGTCATGAATACCGTTTGCTACACAGACACCTAGTACTTTATCTGTTCCGGGTAAGCTGGGATAATCATTGGAGAAACCACTAATACGACGATAGCCACCCGCAATAGATGGCTCATAATTAATAAGTCGTATCGCACTTCCCGGCTGTCTCTCCGGTTGTGAAAGCAGATCACGATTAGTGTCTAGACCGCCCTCACAAGATACCTTAAATA